TACAATGCTTCAGATGTTACAAAAAGAAACAGAAATGGCCAGACAAAGTCTGGTTTATACTCTTTGTTTATCCCAATGGAATGGAACTACGAAGGATTTATTGATGAGCACGGAGTTCCAGTTTTCACTACTCCTGATGTCGATAGGTTCGACCCAAGCGGTGAACTAATAGATGTAGGCGTAATAGATAACTGGCAGAATGAAGTTGATGGCTTAAAAGATGATTCTGACGGGCTAAACGAATTCTACAGACAATTCCCAAGAACAACAGAACACGCGTTTAGAGATGAAACCAAAGGAAGTATTTTTAATCTCGTTAAGATATACGAGCAGATAGATTACAATGAAGAGATGTCCAGAACACTAGGTATTACTCAGGGTAATTTCCAGTGGGTTAATGGCATTAAAGATTCTCAGGTAATTTTTTATCCAGACAAAAAAGGTAGGTTTAAAGTTAGTTGGGTTCCAACTCAAAATCTACAAAACAGAGTTGTACTTAAAAACGGTATTAAATACCCGGGCAACGAACACATGGGTGCTTTTGGTTGTGACAGTTATGATATATCGGGAACAGTAGATGGAGTTGGATCTAAAGGAGCTTTACACGGCTTAACAAGATTTAGCATGGAAGACGCTCCAGCTAACAGTTTCTTTTTAGAATACTTGTCGAGACCACCGACAGCTGAAATGTTTTTTGAAGACGTTCTAATGGCTTTAGTATTTTACGGGATGCCAATATTAGCAGAAAACAATAAACCGCGTCTGTTGTATTATTTAAGGCGAAGAGGATACAGGGGGTTTAGTATGAATAGGCCTGATAAGATTTGGAATAAATTATCTGTAGCGGAAAAAGAAGTTGGTGGAATACCAAATTCAAGTGAAGATATAAAACAAGCACACGCGGCAGCTATTGAGATGTATATTCAAGATCATGTTGGAATGAAGCAAGATGGAACGTTTGGAGATTTATACTTTAACGAACTGTTAAACGATTGGAGTAGATTTGATATAAACAAAAGAACAAAACACGATGCGTCTATAAGCTCTGGTTTAGCTGTTATGGCTAACAATAGACATTTATACGCTCCAAATGCAAAAGTTGAGAAACCAAAATTAAATATAAGTGTAGCTAAGTACTCTAATAAAGGCAATACTTCAAAGATAATAAAGAACTAATATGAGGAATTTTCCAAGTCAAGTAGTAAGCGATGCAGAAAAAATAAGCTATGAGTACGGACTCAAAGTTGCTCAAGCTATCGAAGGTGAGTGGTTTGATGAGGACAATCAATATACTAAACATTCAACAAGCAAGAATAATTTTCATAATCTAAGATTGTACGCTCGAGGCGAACAGTCTATTCAAAAATATAAGGATGAGTTATCGATTAACGGTGATTTGTCCTATCTTAATTTAGACTGGAAGCCCATACCAATTATCTCTAAGTTTGTTGACATAGTTGTTAACGGGATGTCAGACAGGGTATATGATATAAAAGCATATTCCCAAGACCCTTATGGTGTCAGCAAAAGAACTGAGTATATGAACTCCGTGATGTCAGACATGAGAACTAAAGACTTGAAGTCTTTTGTTAAAGATAAGTTTGGATTAGATCTATTCAATGGACAAGCGAGTTTATTACCAGACTCCCAAGAGGAGCTAGACCTACATATGCAACTCAACTATAAGCAAGCGGTGGAGATAGCAGAGGAGCAAGCGTTGAATGTTTTGATGACTGGAAATAGATATGAATTAACTAAAAAGAGGTTTTACTACGACTTAACCGTATTGGGTATAGGTGCTGTAAAAACCTCTTTTAATACTTCAGAGGGTGTTACTATAGATTACGTTGATCCAGCTAACTTAGTGTACTCACATACAGATTCACCTTACTTTGANGATATATATTATGTGGGGGAAGTAAAAACTATACCTATAAATGAATTAATAAAGCAGTTTCCACATTTAAGCACGGAGGATTTAGAAGAGATATCATCAATAGGCAGGAGTAGCCGTGACAAACGAAATAGAAGAAATGACAGCGACGACGATAAAAACAAAGTAGATGTACTGTACTTTAATTATAAAACCTACATGAGTGAGGTTTACAAATTAAAAGAGACCGCTAGTGGAGGAGACAAGGCTATTGAGAAGGACGATGGTTTTAATCCAGAAGATAACGAGAACTTCAGGAAAGAGTCTAGAAAAATAGAATGCCTTTACGATGGGGCTTTGGTTTTAGGTACAAAAAAATTACTTAAATGGGAGATGGCTAAAAATATGATACGCCCTAAAAGTGATTTTACTAAAGTAAAAATGAATTACGCTATTACCGCTCCTAGAATGTATGAGGGTAGAATAGATTCTCTAGTTAAAAGAATAACTGGATTCGCTGATATGATTCAGTTAACTCATCTAAAGTTACAACAAGTAATGTCAAGAATGGTTCCGGATGGGGTTTATCTCGATGCTGATGGCTTGGCTGAGATTGATTTAGGTAACGGAACAAACTACAACCCACAGGAAGCTTTAAATATGTTCTTTCAAACAGGATCTGTTATTGGCCGAAGTTTCACCTCTGAAGGTGATCAGAATCCTGGTAAGATACCAATCCAAGAAATAACGAGTGGTAACGGTGGTGGTAAACTTCAAGCGCTTATAGGTAACTATAACTATTACTTACAGATGATAAGAGACGTAACTGGACTTAATGAAGCAAGAGACGGTAGCACCCCAGATCCAAAGGCTTTAGTTGGGGTTCAGAAAATGGCAGCTGCAAATTCAAACACAGCAACTAGGCATATATTACAATCTGGTTTATTTCTAACATCAGAAGTTTGCGAATGTTTATCTCTTAGAATATCTGATATTATAGAGTATTCTCCAACAAGAGATGCTTTTGTGCAATCCATAGGAGCACATAACGTAGCAACGTTAACAGAGATGTCTGAATTACACTTATATGATTTTGGTATATTTATAGAGTTAACTCCTGATGAAGAGGAGAAAGCTATGCTTGAAAACAACATACAGGTAGCGTTAGGTCAACAAAATATAGAACTAGAAGATGCTATTGACCTTAGGGAGATTAAAAACATTAAACTAGCTAATCAGTTGTTAAAGATTAGAAGAAAGAAAAAAAATAAAAGGGATCAACAGGTTCAACAAGAAAACATGCAAGCACAGTCTCAAGCTAATATAGCTCAGCAACAAGCAGCGGCCGAGTTTGAGATGCAAAAGCAACAATCTGTAGCTTCGACGGCTATATCGATAGAACAGGCTAAATCACAGTTTGAGATTGAGAAGCTAATACAAGAGGCTGAAATCAAAAAACAATTGATGCAACTTGAGTTTGATTACAACATGCAATTGAAAATGGGAGAGGGGCAGTCTAAAACCCAGGTTGAAACTGAAAAAGAAGATCGCAAAGACAATAGAACAAAAATACAAGCAACACAACAAAGTGAGCTTATAGACCAAAGAAATAACAACAAACCACCTAAAAACTTCGAGTCCTCAGGTAATGATATATTAGGAGGCATGGGTGATATGTCAAGCTTTGGTCCGCAGTAAAATTATTAACTATTATTATATTATATTATGGCAACAAAAAAAGAAGAGCCAATCGCAAGTGACGATACTGGCAAAATTAAAGTAAAAGCAAAAGAAGCGAAACAACCAGATGGTAATGAAACTAAAGGGAACGTCACCAAGGTTAAAGCAAAGATGAAAAAACAAGCAGAAGTGGTGGAACCAACGGTTACTAAAGTTGATTTAAACAAACCACCAGAGGCAAAAGAAGAGGTGGTTGAACAGATTGAAGCAGTGCAGGAGGTTATTAGTGAGCCAACCGTGATTACCGAAGCACCGGTTAGTGTTATAGAAGAGATTACTAATGAAGAAAAGGTAGATGAAATAGCGGAGACGGTAGAGGAAGCTATCACTGANTCTATAGAGACTGGAAGTCCACTACCAGAGAACATTGAAAANCTAGTAAATTTCATGGAAGAAACAGGTGGTGATTTAACAGACTATGTAACTCTTAACCAAGATTATTCGCAACTAGANAATCACACTCTATTAAAAGAATATTATAAATCTACAAAATCTCATTTATCAGATGAAGAGGTTGACTTTGTTATGGAAGACAACTTTGCTTTTGACGAAGACGTGGATGAGGAAAGAGATATTAAAAGAAAAAAATTAGCTATGAAGGAGCAGGTTGCTCAAGCAAAGCTACACTTGGAAAGTGTAAAATCCAAATACTACGAAGATATCAAAAGCGGATCTAAGCTCACAGGTGAGCAGCAAGAAGCTATTGAATTCTTTACCAAACATAACGAGGAATCAGAACAAAATTACGAAAGAAGTAAAGAGCAGGCCTCTATTTTTAAAAATAAAACTAACAAGGTTTTTGATGATAAGTTCAAAGGATTTGAATATAACGTCGGAGAAAAAAAGTTTAGATTTAATGTTAAAGACGCGGCAAAGCTTAAGGAAACTCAGGGCGATATCAATAACTTTATTAGAAAGTTTCTAACTAAAGACAATACGATAGACGACGCTCAGGGCTACCATAAAGGGCTTTTTACAGCTATGAATCCGGATCAAGTTGCTAACCATTTTTACGAGCAAGGTAAAGCTGACGCTTTAAAAGACAGCATTGCAAAATCTAAAAATGTAAGCATGGATCCTAGACAATCTCATCAAGAGAATGTTAATACAAGCGGGTTTACAGCAAGAGTTCTTAATCCAGAATCTGATTTTAAGTTTAAAATTAAAAACAATAAATTTAAAAATTAAAAAAACAAAATTATGGCATTAACAAATGGCCCAAATTTAAATAGTGTACCTGCTTCAGGGCAACAAACACTATCTACAAACTACTTAGACCTTAATGGTTCAGGTGGATGGGCACAACAATATTTACCAGATCTTATGGAGAAAGAAGCTGAAGTTTTCGGACCGAGAACTATATCAGGATTTCTTTCACAAGTAGGAGCTGAAGANTCTATGACTGCTGATCAAGTTATTTGGTCAGAGCAAGGTAGATTACACTTGTCTTACTTAGCTAATATGGACACGAACAACGTCGTTACAATACAAGCTGATATTGACGGTAACAACTCTGGCGCTACAGGTATCACGGTTGAGCACGGTATTAGAAAAAATGACACGATTATCGTTTCTAACGCTACTGGGGTTTATAAAGCAATTGTAGTATCTTTAACTGGTACAAACGATTGTGATATTACTATAGCTGGTTATGACAACGCTACAATACCTACTGCGGGAGCTACTGGTCTTCATTCAACAACTGTGTTAGTTTATGGTTCTGAATATGCAAAAGGAGACAATTATGATGGTGGTGAATCAAGAGGAGCTAATGAGCCTGCTTTCAAAACTTTCTCTAACAAACCAATTATTATGAAAGATTACTACGAAGTTTCAGGTTCTGATGCTTCTAGAATTGGATGGGTTGAGGTCGCTGCGGAAGACGGACAAGCTGGTTACTTATGGTACTTAAAAGCTGAAGCTGATACAAGAGCTCGTTTTAACGACTACTTAGAAATGTCTATGCTTGAAAGTATAATTGGTTCTGATAATGCTCACACTCTAGGTGCTGGTGGTGATGGTGCTGCTCAAAGTGTTGACGCTCACTTGAACTACGCTACTGGAGCAAACGTTGGTACTGAAGGATTATTTGCTGCTATTGAAGATAGAGGTAATATTACTTCTGGAGTTACTGGTGTAAATGCTGCAACTGATTTAGCTGAATTTGATGCTATCTTAGCTGAGTTTGACAAGCAAGGTGCTATTGAAGAAAACATGATGTTTGTAAACAGA